TATTGGCTTGCGACCAGCTTTGTAGTCCTTCTTCATAAGCTTTCGCTTTTTAGAACCACCTTCGCCGTCCCAGCAGATAATAACCTTATCCGGGTTGACCTCTCTGCAAATCTTCTGCAGAGATTTGATAACCCCTACAATTCCGCCAATTGGCTGGCCGTCGCTTGATAGCGAGGGGTTAACAATGTATGATCTGAAAAATAAATTTAATTGGTCGATTAATAATAAACGTTTTGTCAAGAGTCTTCCTTTGCTTTGCTTTTAATGTGCTTTACTTTTAAAACACGAAATGAATAAACACCCGGCAGCTGTCTAACAGCAGCTTTCATTATCTTAAGATGTGTTGCCAAGCTGGGGTGGGTTTGCAAAAACTTAATTTTGCATTTTGTCATTTCTTTGTAAGCAGAGAGAGGTTGAGCCGGTTCCAAAACGGTCACTACCGTGATGCCACAAACACCACGAAGCTGATCGAGCATGTGTGTTAGATTTTTTGTTCTGTCCGAGTCGATGTGAACAATTGCCTGGTGCATTTTACTGGTCACAGCTTCACGAACTAAATCTTTCAAGGAAACATTTTCCATTATGCAGAATTCTCCGTTATAATAAGTAGTTCTTTTACAACTTATAAGAAGCTATTTTATTTTCGTCAACCGTGTAAACAACTCTTCTGACTCCACAATATTTAAGTACATCGTGGCACATTGAGCACGGCTTCGATAGCTTGAACTCTCCCTGCTTGTTAATTCTTACAACATATATCGTTGTGCCTTCAGTTTTGGATCGGTCTAATCCAAGAATGCAGCCAATTTCTGCATGGTGAGTAGCATGCCCTAGTCCAGGCTGCCTAAAGCGATCACCAAAAGAAGTATAACTGTCTTTGTTGCACGATGCACTGATTACCGATCCACCTTTTACTAATATTGCACCGTGCCTTATCTTGCCGTAAGTGCTTTGCCATGCTACGTTACGTGCTAGATTCAAGTATCTTTCTATTTTATTTGTTTTCTCTATAATATGGCCAGCGATTGAATTACGCGGCTTATATGCGGACTCACAGCTATTCATAAAAAAACCCCTGTGCCTATAATATAAACACAGGGGTTTCAGAGTCAATACAGTTGACTTAATAATGTCGCCTGTTCTTATTTTTATTCTTCTTCTTGTTGTTCTTCTTGTTTTTGTTCTTTTTATATTGTGGCGCTGGCTTAATCACAACTTTCGGCTTGCTATAGCGGCTAACCACCTTGGTCTTTGGCTTGTGATGGTGTCGATGAACCACTTTGACATTTCGATTGTTGTGATGATGGTGTCGATGAATCACCCTTACATTTCGATTGTTGTGGTGGTGATGTCGATGAATCACCCTGGTCTTAGTTGCTCGTCGCGGATAGACAGTAATATTTGGCCTATAATATGACTCATAATGCCTCTCTACACATTGAGGGGCATTGTGTACATACACAGGGGATAAGTCCTGGCTTGTCATATATGGATCATTAGTTGTAATGTATCCATCTGTACATCCTGTAACTAGGCCCGCTGTCACAAAGCAAATTTGAATTAATAGCTCATGCATTTTCTTCCTCCTTGTCGATGTCATAGAAGCCGGCTGCATCGCCGGTTCGGTCCTCAAATCTCAAGATTACTTCTTCATCCATAATCTTCAAGACTCGATTACGAAATTTTTCATTTTTTAATTTTTGCGTCCATTTCGCCGCTTGGAACTTCTCTGATGTACCATCTTCATAAAGAAGATTATACCACGCGCCTTTCTGCTCAATGTTCTTCGAGCCTTTAACAGCCTCGAACCAGCTTTCTTCATCCTGGATATACACATCTCCGCCCCACAATATTTTAAAAGTACATTGGCGACCTTGAGTACCAAATCGACTCTTCTTAAGAGTGCATTTGACCTCTGAGCCAATCCTAAAGTTACGATCGTCAGTAACAAAAGATGCTTTCGCTTTTCTGCCTGTTAGCCATATGCGAAGAGAATACGCATAAGTCAAAGCTTTGCCTCCTGGCGTAACATAAGGAGTAGTCATAGCTTCGGCTACATTACTGGTGATATTGGTTTTAAGCTGATTCAAAACCAGCAAAGTCGACTGAGAATTAGCAATTGGCACAGTTAATTTAGACATGGCCTTAGATAGAATTCTCGCCTTAACAGCCATAGAAGACTGTGGATTGAAGTCTCCATCAACGTCGCTAATCGCTGGTGTCAGCGCCAAACTGTCCCATATAAAAAGCATACGATTATCATTCGATCCAATCAATTCTTCAATGGTCTCTAGCACAAACTCAACACTTTGGGCTTGTACGTATAATAATCGATCTAAATCACACCCAACGTTAGCAAGGAACCCGGGGTCGATCGCAGATTCGGAGTCAAAATAGATGACATCTAAGCCCAACTTTTGGGCATTGGCAGCGATTTGTGCTGCCATATAGGATTTACCTGTGCTTTCGAGGCCGGCAATTTCAACTATTTTGCCAATTGGAATTCCAGCAAGTTGACCGCGACAGATCATGCTATCTAGCCACCTAGATCCGGTGGGAATCCATTCTTTTACTTCAGTGGGATTATCACCCCTGAGATCGTGTGCTAAATTGGCGCCAACCTTCTTGTTGATTAGGTTACGCATCTCTGTCAAATTTAGCCGACCAATTTTGCTTGCCTTTTTGTTAGCCATGGAATTCCCCTTTATGTTTAATAAAGGCACCTGTAGCCCCGTGCCTTCCTGCGGGTGAAGATATTACTCTGCAGCGTCGGTATCTGCAGAGTCATCCCCTACATCAACAGATACATCAGCAACAGCATCAGTATTATCAGCATCATTCTCCTGAACATCAGTTGCCTCAACGACATCTGGTGTTGGAGTTGCTGCTTCTTCATTTTCATCGCCACACGCACTAAGTGCAAAAATGGCAAGACACGCGAGTGTCACTATCAAATACTTCATTAAATTATATCCTCTTTTTTAAATTAAGGCACCTGTAAACCCGTGCCTACCTGCGGTTTTCCCAAGCTGAGGGTTAAGCTAGAAGTTCGGCAAATGCTTTGTCTACCTTATCTTCCGTTTTCCCATTATACTTGGAAGTTTCAACGGAACTAGCCTCGGCATCATCTTCGCCCAAGAGGAATTCATCAAGCATAGCTTGTACCTCGTCGGCGGTCTTGCGCTCGAAGATAGTAGAGAAGTCAGGAATTGAATCTAGCATTTGACTCACTTTTTCCTCCGTCCCCATCAATGGAGAGGTCTTACGACGCGGAGTTAAGTTAGTCTGTGGAAATTGCGCTCCTGGAGGCTTACCATAAGTCAGTACCAAATCGGTACCTTCGTCGGTATCGGTAATGTCGCCATAGTCTGGGTTCAATACCAAGTTGAGTAGCTCGCGGTATGCCATCTTGCCATACCCCCAGATACGTACGCCCTTATCTTCTTCGCCGCGCACGATAATCGGCGAGAAAAAGCGCTGACGAGCAGACAGCTTCTTGGCCATCTTAATGCTGTCCTCAGATCCCTCGTTCCATAGCTGGCGCACGAACGCATCAAGCGGATCATCCTCACCAAAGTTCTTCTTCGGGCTCAAGAAACCCGGGTTATTGCCCACATCATAGTGGAACCAGAACTCCTTAAAGGGGTCACCATCGGGGGTTGGTACGATGCGAATCGTCTGCTCTCCGTCTGATGGACGCCAGAAAAGATCTGACTTGCGATCACCCTTCTTTTCGAGAGTGTCAAGTTTATTCCTCATTTTATCTAAATCAATACCCATAATTTTCTCCTTATTAAAGTATGCTCGGCTAATTTCCCGAACATCTAGGCTTGTCAATAATATAAAAACCTTTTCAGATTAGTCAAGGTTTGTTTCTTGAATTAATGTCGCGTGCGCCACACAATAAACATAATCGTGATCATACGCGCTTGAATAAATTCCATAAGAAACTTTCAATTCGTCTTCTAGTTTTTCTTTGACTTGGTTAGTTATTTTTTTCAAAAGACTTCCTTCGTTTTTAAGGCGATCTTTTGTTATAGAATAATAATATAACTTCTCGCGCGGAGAAGTCAAGTCATAAAATAAGTTTTCTTCACCAGATTCCAAGTCAACCATTCCGAATGTTGTTATGCGGGCTGTTTCTATTGGCGTGGAAAATGTATCAACAACTGATTTGGTATTGTTAAATACGTTAATCATGTGAATAGTCCCAACTATAACTTCGTTCAGCTTATCATAGTAGCCGACAACTGGAATATCTTTATAGATGTTTTCTATGTTTGAATTGTTAACAACAAACATACGCTTAAACATATCAGACCTGGCGTATTGCTGCAATACCTGAAACACTATTTTGTCTTGCATTTGGCTTGTTCTAGACATCAAAGATGTATCTGATTTGACATACAACACATAGATGTCTTTGCTTTGCAATTGTTCTAGTACACGCAAGCATGCGCCCGAAATTGCGCCTGATCCGCCGACAACAAACAAGTAGGGCGGAGAGGCAGGCGCTAAAAAGTCACCAATATCGGGAAAGCTGCTTTCGTACTCTTCATGAGTACTACATTCATCTATTTTTCTAAATTTAGGACCTGATCGCTGGTCTGAATCAATGCGATACACATCATATTGAGGATATTGCATAAACCTCTCGGCAATATTGCACCCAGCGCTGCCAAGGCCAATTATTGTTTCCATTTGGGCCTCGAATTTTTAGCTTTAAATGTCGGGATGCTGTCCTGCAGCGGCTGGATCTTCTTCGCCGGCCGGCAGATCTCCTGCCAAAGCTTTCCGCAGCCTCTGAATCGCCGTACCAACGGCACCAGAACGAATATTCGTTTCTGCGGCTGCTTGAGCTAGCTCTTGTGCCAGTGCAACAATGGCCTCTCTTTCTTTTCCATCCGGACCTTGTGCTAGGTCGC